CACCGATTGCATCGAGAAGACACTTCAACAAGGCCTCCTGCCCGTCGATCCCGTTAGCGGGAATCTTCGGGACAAGCACCCAACCCTTTACCAGGGGGCTGAATGTGTCTAGGTTGATTTCGTCCCATTCGTACGGGATTGAATCATCCAGACGGCCAAGTACTGGGCTAGACTCGGCGACGATAGGGTATCGGCCCTTTAGGACCTTTACCATCACGTCATCGAGCATCGATGCGGTACGTTTGAGGCCAGCTTTGTAAAGCTGATTCCTCGTACTAACCGTAGCCGCTATCTCAGTCACGTGGCGCAGTGATGTAGGGAGTGGTTGGCGGAACCGTACGATGGAAACGTCGTATCCCGCGTAATACTCCTTACCGCAAGACTCTCTGAACTCTCCAGTCCAGAAACTCTTGTTACGATTGACCTTGAACCCAAAGGTTTCGAGGCCATCGATCACTGTTTCAGCACTTGTCGTGGGGACGACTATGTCATCCCCGTAGACGCGCACCGTGTCCCTTAGCCGCCTGATGGCAGCCAGGGAGATCGGTTCACCAAAAGCGCTGAGCACCCTCTCGATAGCAATGGCCGCGAAGGTCATCGCTTCAATCGGGAACGTCAGGGCCGAGCCCATTGACGCATACTTCAGGAGGTCTATGACCTTGCCTGAAGGGAGCTGAACTCGTCGGGATCGGACGGCCTGGATTCCTTCAAGGAACCAAGGCCAGTCCTGGTAAAGATCCTCGACGAGCCAGTTGGCGACACGGTCGCTGGCTTCGCTAAGATCTAGCGTTGCCAAGCTACCATCTTCGGACCCAATCTGAGCCATGGCCTGGTTAGGCCACTGCTCAGTGAATCCGACGAACCACTTCGAGTCATTTCTCTCTAGGTGGGTCACGAGAAGCCGCGAGATCCCCTGCTGCATATACTGCATGCAGGTAGGTTCAATCGCGATCAATCGTGGTGTCGACTGCGTCTTCGGAACAGCCACCAGCCTAGCTGGCGGCTCCTCCTCGGGCTCCAAGAGCTCTACCTGGTCGTAACCCTCCTCAGCGTACTTCGGGTTAGGAACACCATATTCCCCGTAGGGAAACAGGTGCTCCATCCGCTTGTGCCAAGTTGGGAATGTCCACTTTTGATTTCCGTTAAGGTAGTCAGCAGTGGCGCCAGGCCCGTGTCCGGGCTTCAGCTCTCCTCTGTAGACCGCAAGGTCCACAGCAGAAAGAGCTGATCCGAATACGAGAGTGATGACCTTGCGGGTCCGCTCGAGCCTTCCGCCCTCAAAGAGGGTATCGGCTCGGCTGTCACAAAAGGGTCATCGAGCTCCTGATCGGTTTTCTCGTACGAAGCCAGTGCGGCGTCCGTCTTAGAGTCGGCACAGAGTGCCTTCTCCTTGGCGAACATCAGCGTAAGCTGACGCACTGCGGCAATGGCGTTGATGAAACGGGTCTTCTCGTCCACATCCTCGGGCATAGCCCGAAGCTGCGGATAAGGAATCACCGTCTCGTCTGGGCCAGCGACGTGTCCGGTCTTGTTATCCCGGATGCGCTCAACCCAGTAACCTTCGCCGTACTCCGCGGAGTACCGATTCACACTGCAGAACACAAGATCCAGGAACCCTCCCAAAAATCGGGGGGTTCCCCGACCTGCGAGATTGTACCTCTGGGCGGTGCCATTGTGGCTGTAAGAAACTTCTACAGCCCCTTGGCCCCGCTTGAAGCCATCGAACAGGTCGTCAGGGATGCTCTGGAGAGCAAGGCTTCTTTCGAAGTCCTTGCCGAACCTCGGCAGGGTGAGCGTTAGAAACGACTCACCTTCTTGTGCTACGCGCGACGCAAGCGTTTCCGCATCGCGTCGGGTGCTAACTGAGCACTGTGCTCCCAACTCATCAAGAGCACGGAGCCAGATCTCACTTCGGCTTTTCATCCGATCCCCTTTCTGGGGTGTTCGGAGTCCTAGCCATGTTCACAGGGTGAGTTACCCTGGAACCATCACGACTCGCCGGCCACGACCTTCTGAAGGTTCGCGGCCACGTCCGCCCAATCGATCAGGCCCTGCGCGTTGTTCTGGACTTCAGTGTCCGAGAACCCCACGGTAGGGGCGTCGATCGTCAGGTAGACAGACATCGAGTACTGCCGGCTCACCCCGTCAAGAAGGGGATCGGCGGCAGTCTTGGTGATGTCGAGGCGTGCAATCCGCCGGTTGCGCTTGCCCAGAACATGGGTCACTCGCAGCCGGAGGCCGTCGGTACGGTTCTCGAAGATGCCCTCGCGGTTCCCGTAGGAAACACGCGGAAGGCTCTTCGCGACCGAGTTGACGGTGACGGACTGAGGTTCAGTAAACATGGCATGTGACTCTCTGACTAGTGGGTCCCGCCCGTACGGTACGGGCCCATGTGGGTGAATTGGTCGACCGCTTTAGCGGTTAACCAGAGCAGCAAGCTTGGATATACCAAGCGAGGTCAGGATCAGCTTCTGACGGGGCGAAAGATCCCCATCGCTCAAGCCGAATCCGAACGGAGTGGCGGGTTGACGTTGGAGTGTGGTTGCCACGTAACTATTCGTGATGTCCACGTTTCTCCATATCCCTCCTACTTTGAGGGGTCCGGACCACGTCTGGCTCACAGTTTTAACTTGTGAAGCCATAATGTATCCGTACGTCAAGATGGCACCATCAGTACCGGCTATGTCAAGATTTCTCATGACGTCGCCGATATTGAAATAGTAGTCCATCAGCCACGACCACTGAGCAAGCTCCCAGTATTCAGTGAAGCCGGGGAAAACGCCGTATACACGGTCGAGTTCCCAAAC